GGGGTGGCGATTTACAAGTTGAAGATGAAAAAATTGAATTAAAACCAGGTCGTTTTGTAATTTTTGATAGTAACAAAATTCATAATGGTAAAGGCCCAAGTAAAAATATACCTTATTGGAGAATAAGTATTAACTACAGGTTAAAATATGGAAATTAAAAAAACAGCCAACATTAAAAATTTTATAGGGGTTTATGATGGTTATATTACAGAGCAAGAATGTAATAAGGCAATTCAATTATTTGAAGACCAAGATAAATTTAAAAATACTTTGAACAGAACTAGTTTTGAAAATGCATCTGTATTACAAAAACAAGATCAACAATTTTTTGCACGATCTCAAAACATAGATATTTGGTGGAAAGAATTAAACACACTAGTATTTAATTATGATATAGCTTGGAATCATTATATGAAAACCACAGGATGTGGTGATTCTTATGGAAAAGATAAATTTTTTTACACACAAATGAAGATTCAAAAAACTTTACCTACTGAAGGATATCATCTTTGGCACGTAGAACACGGTGAAGGATTTGAGTGTGAACCTAGAGCTTTTGTTTACACAGTTTATTTAAACGATGTGGAAGAAGGTGGAGAAACAGAATTTCTACATTTTTCAAAAAGAGTAAAACCTAAAAAAGGAAGAATAGTTATTTGGCCAGCTGGTTTTCCATACGTCCATAGAGGTAATCCACCTTTATCAGGTGAAAAATATATATTAACTTCGTGGATGCTGCTTAGATAATTACGTTTTAATTATATACATTACTGTTAAATAAGGCTGAACTACAGAAGTTGAATCTCCACTAAAAGTTGCACTCAAATTGTGAGAGTGCGATCCGCCTCCTCCTGTGCTTCCAGAATTACCTCCTGTTGTTCCAGAACTTCCCCCTGCAGTACCTGAAAAAGAACCGCTGGGTGATATACTTGGATGAGAGTGTGAAGGTAATTCACCAAGTGTTAAAGTATGATTGGCAGTTGATCCTGCAATATTTCCTGTGTTAGCTGTGGCGTTAGCACCACCTGTTGATGCTAAAGGCTTAGTTCCAGATTTACCTATGATTACATTGTCCTGTAGATTAGGCACATTAAAAGTGGTTGAACCATCTCCAGTTCCGTATGTGGTGCTTATAATTGCAAATAGCGCAGAATAAGTAGATCTTGAAACTGCTTGTCCATTACACTCTAAAAACCCTGAAGGAGCAGATGTATCTGACCATGGTACAATAGTTGCCGTAGGTATACCCTCTATTCCTGTAATGTTGGAACCATCGTAATCGTATTTTGTAGCTTCGTAATTTGACATATCTTTTTAAGTTTTTATCACATAAATTAATGTTAAGTAAGGTTGA